AAACCCGAAAATGACTGAGGAGATTTACCCGGTCAAAAATTCCTTGCCATGCGAAAAGTGCGGGCATAGCCTAAAGCCATGAAAATTAAAACGTACACTGTAGGAAAATTCTCAACTATTCAAATGCTAAGACTAGGGCAGGCGGTTGAGTTACTTAATAAAGTGCTAGCCGATCCTACCTTTGCGGATGCGGTAGCGAGCCTTGACCCTGAGAAATACTTTACAGGAACCAAAGACAAGCCGGTTGACCTGGCAAAAATGATTCAAATGGATAGAGAATGCGGCGTCAACACCTCGGTGTGGCGCGTCCCGTTTTGGAAAAGGTACACGAGCGCGATTGCTTACGAGTCGAACGGTAGGACAAATATCAGGTCGAGCTATCTTGAAAATGGGAAGTTATCCGACATTGCGGCCACACTTTTTCATGAGTGGACTCATTCAGTCGGGTATCATCACGACTTTTGGGCGACGAAGGGCAGGCCGTACAGCGTTCCATACTCGCTAGGATCGCTTGTGGCGCAATTTGGAGAGAAGATCAATGACTGAGTTATTGTGGCCCCTGACGGTCCTCCTAGTGGCGGCCCTGCTTTATAGCGCCTATCTGAAAACTATCACCAAAAAGAGAGTCGATGAGCTTACAGACTTGAAAACTAGGCTCGAGCAAGTTGAAGCGAAAGTCTCTGACTTGACGATTTCGAAAACAATGGGGCGGTACTAATGCAAAGTAAAAAGCGTGTAAGGCTAGACGAAGTAATGAAAAACCCGGTTGAAATTACACTTGCACCGGGCCACGAAATCGACGCGATGTTACATGATGTGACCGGCTACAAGACAAAGGAAGTTTCAACCTCTCTTGATGAAGCTCATAAAATGCTTATGCAATTGCTTGACGAGTATCTCACCCTTAGATGTTCAATTAAGTGGTCACGCAGAAAAGCTAGGTGGTTTTGTAAGCTCACCGACCTTTGGCACCATGCAGACGGTACGGTTGAAATTAAGGCAATCGGCAAGTGCTACGGGACAACGCTTGCCGCTTCGATAGCTTTTGCAACCTTGAGGCTATACGGCTTTAAGAACGTGAAGGAACTAGTCCCCACAATCCCAAACAACCCTAGACTTGAAAACATACTAAACACGCCAAGTTTTAAAAAGCTGATGGGTTGAATTATTCGACTCAATGTGCAATTATTAAACAAACAACCGATGAACTCCAAGGATTAGGAGAATCTTTTAAAATGGCAGACATGCAAACAAGGTGCACTTTTGATAAATTAGTTCACATCAAAGAATTAAAACCCCATCCGAAGAATCGGAATAAGCACCCAAAAGACCAAATAGACAGACTAGCAAAAATTTTAGAGTACCAGGGTTGGAGATACCCTATAAAGGTTTCAAATCAATCTGGGTTTATCACTTCTGGACATGGGCGCATTTTAGCTGCAAAACAATTGAAGTGGAAAGAAGTGCCTGTCAATTTTCAAGACTATGAAAACGAAGCGCAAGAATATGCGGACGTTCAGGCAGACAACGCGATTGCGTCCTGGAGTGAACTAGACATGTCGGCAATTAATGGTGATATTTGCGACATCGGGCCTGATTTTGATATCGACTTGCTTGGTATTCAGGGTTTTGTGGTGGAGCCCGCCGAGTTGCCGGAGCTCTCCGATGAGGATAAACCGCCGTTTCGACAAATGACATTCACACTTTCTAACGACCAGGCCGACCAAGTTGAGCACGCTATGGAAGTGGCAAGCAAGATGGGGCATTTCGATAACACGGGAAACGAAAACAAAAACGGTAACGCGATAGCGAGGGTGTGTGAGCTTTTCACACTAAACAATGGCAACGGCTAAAGACATCCGGGTAATCCCGATTTCATCTAAAGACGCTGCGGCAGTCGTAAAAAGAAACCATTATAGTGGTAAGGTTGTGAATAATTCACAGCTACACCTTGGCGTATTTCTAAACGGTAGCTGTGAGGGCGCAATGTCTTTTGGTCCGTCTTTAGATAAAAGAAAAACCCAGATTTTGGTGCGAGATACCTCATGGTCTGGGTTTTTAGAACTTAATAGGATGGCATTTTCTGATAGATTACCAAAGTATTCAGAAAGCAGGGCCATAGGCTATGCAATGAGGCTAATAAAAAAAAGATACCCACAAATTGAGTGGGTTATTTCTTTTGCAGATGGGACGCAGTGTGGGGATGGGGCAATATATCGAGCAAGCGGGTTTGTCTTGACTGGGATAAAAAAAAATACCCAAATAATAGAGTTCCCTGACGGCCTTAGGGAAACCAGACTAGTGTTGACCGATTCGCGAAGACCGAGAAGAATTGAGTTAGCAAAAAAATATGGGGCAAAAATAGGCGGCGGGGCATCTTTGCTCCCTTTTATTAAAATTGGCGCGAAAGTCGTGCCCGGTTTTCAGTTTAGGTATGTTTATTTCTTAAACCCAGAGGCCAGATCGAGACTAACGGTTCCTGAGGTCCCGTTTTCAAAGATTGCCGAAATGGGAGCGGGGATGTACCGTGGGGAAAAACGCGCTACAAGCAAAGAAAACGTTGCGTCTGGTTTCCAATCAGAAGAGGGCGGTGTGAATCCGACCGTAGCGCTCCAATTAAAAACAGAGGGCGAATAAAATGGCTAGGCCCAAAGCCAAAATTGACCCAGAAGAGGTTTTTAAACTCGCTTCTATCGGGTGCAAAGTAAAAGAAATCGCCGACTGGTTTGGCGTCATAGATGACACAATATCAAACCGTTTTTCGGGTGAATTAGAAAAAGGTAGGGCTAGTCTTAAAATGTCATTGAGAAGATGGCAATTAGAAGCGGCTAAAAATGGCAACGCTACGATGTTGGTTTGGTTAGGTAAACAAATGCTAGGGCAAACTGATAAAACGATCGAAGAAATCGAAGCTGATATTTCTTTGAAAAAAGCAATCGTAAGTGACCCAATTCAATTATTGAATATGATTGAGGCTGCGAAGCTTTTAAAGGAATCAAAAAACCGTGAGAGAGGATGAGCAACTCTGGGTTCAGGGTATCATTGCGCCGTGGTATTTAAGAGATGATCAAATCCCGATCTATGAACTATTGGTCAAACAAAAACACCCGTTTATTGAGTGTTCCCGCCGTTACGGCAAGACAACTGCAATACTTACCTTTGTACTGGAAAGGCTAATTCAAAAGCCGAATTCTAGTTGTGTTTGGTGTGCTCCTGATAAGAATCAGGCCCGTGAAATCATCATGGAGGAAGTTCGAAAAATTCAGGAGGATATTTCAGAGGAAAATAAATTTCATTTCTCGACGACTGATTCTTTTTATAAGTACAAGAATGGTTCGAAAATATACCTTCGAGGCGTGAATCATGACCGGGGCGATAGTGCCAGGGGCGGGGCTTCTGATATGATAGTCGCCGATGAGTTCGGGTTTTGGAAAGATCCGAGCTATATTGTGCGCTCTGCACTTAGGCCAAGACTAGACACCACAAACGGACCGTTTATCATAGCGTCAACCCCGCCCGAAGACCTTGGACACGCTTACTATGAGCACAAAGCAAAAGCCCTTGCATTGGGGCGGTTTATTCAGCGCACAATTCACGACAATAAGTCATACACTCAAAAGCGGATTGACGAGATTTGTGATGAGGTGGGTGGACCAAAATCACCCTCATGGCTTAGGGAATATTTATGCCTGCCAGTATCCGCGCCGGACAAACTTGTTGTGCCAGAATTTTCAAATGATCACGTGATTGAAACCTACGAAATGCCGCCAGCCTTTACCCCTTATGTCGGCATTGATTTGGGATTGAACGATTGCACCGCTATGATTTTTGGATTCTATGACTTTGAAAAGGCCACGTTAGTCATTCAAGACGAAATCATAATCAACGGTAAGAATACAAAAGAGATTACCGAAGCCGCAAAAGCAAAAGAGGCCGAACTTTGGGGCGGAATGAAAGTCATACAAAGGTGGTCTGATAATGATATGCAGCAGCTTTATGATATGCATTCGGTTTACGGATACACTGCAAACGCGACTCGAAAAGATGACAAACTAGCCGCTATAAACTCGCTTAGACTTC